TGTGCTGAAGTCTGTCACCGTTGATATCGTAACTCGCACATTGCTCACTTCAACCTATGACGAGCCTATGGCGCAGACCTCGGAGAGCGCACTCGGCTATTCTTGGTCTGGAACATACCTTGTTCCCGGCGGCGGTCTGTTTATAAAGAACACCGAACTTTCAAGGCTTGGATTAAGGCGGCAGCGATATGGGGTGATTGATTTTTATGGGCAGGATTAAGGGTATAACAGTCACTCTAATTAGCAAAAAGGAAGTAGGCAGAGACCCATTCAACAAACCAATCTATGAAGATGTAGAGATAGAAGTTGACAACGTATTAGTCAGTCCTACATCAACAGATGATGTGGTAAATACCATGAATCTAACAGGCAGGAAAGCAGTATACACCTTAGCAATCCCTAAAGGCGACACTAATACTTGGGAAAATCAAGAAGTTAGATTTTTCGGTGAACGGTGGCAAGTTTTAGGCATTCCGCTTGAAGGCATTGAACATCTTATCCCGCTTGACTGGAACAAGAAAGTGACGGTGGCGAGATTTGAGTAAAATAAAAATCACACTTAACCGTGAAGCCGTGCGGGACTTGCTTAAGGGTGAGGAAATGAAGGCTATCTTGCAAGAGAGAGCCACAGAGATCCGCAACCGATGCGGCGACGGCTATGAGCAAGACTTTTATGTCGGAAAAAACCGAGGCAACGCAATGGTATGGGCGGCGACCTCTGCCGCAAGGAAGGACAACCTTGCAAACAATACGATTCTGAAGGCGGTGAAGGGATGATAGAGGTAACAATACTGAATTACTTGCTTTTAGCCCTCCCTGTCGATGTTGCCCTTGAAAAGCCCGATCCCGCACCGAAATCCTATGTTCTTTTTGAAAAAACGGGCAGTAGTGAATTTAATCACACCTACAGCTCGACCTTCGCTTTTCAGTCCTATGCCCCTTCACTTTGCGAGGCAGCGGCACTTAATGATTTTGTCAAAGACGCAGTTAGGGACATGGTTGAACTCGACGAAATAGTCAGTGTCAGTCTAAACACTGATTATAACTTCACAGACCCGACAACAAAGCAATATCGCTATCAGGCGGTATTTGATATCAAACACTATTAAGGAGTGATAAATTTGACAAATAAAGTAACTCAGGCAAAGCCTAAAGTCGGCGGTGCTGTATTCGTCGCTCCCGTCGGAGTAACATTGCCGACCGACGCTGTAACGGCGCTTGACCCCGCTTTTGAGGCTCTCGGGTATATATCCGAAGATGGACTTACCAACGCTAACAGCCCTGAGCATGAGGAAATAAAGGCATGGGGCGGTGACATAGTTCTTACCCCGCAGTCCGGCAAGCCTGATACCTTCGCTTTTAAACTGATTGAGGCTCTTAATCTCTATGTCCTTAAGTTTGTCTACGGTGAGCAGAATGTCGCTGGCACATTGGCGACAGGCATCGAGGTTGAGGCTAAAGCAAGTGAATCACCGCAGAGAGCTCTTGTCGTTGACATGATTCTTAAGGGCGGCGCTCTTAAGAGAATCGTCGTACCCTGTGGACAGATTACCGAAGTGGGCGAAATCGTCTACTCTGATGCTGACGCAGTGGGCTATGAGATAACCTTCACCGCATTCCCCGACGAGACAGAGACTACTCACTATGAGTACATACTCCAGACAACTGATGTAGACACTCTAACACTGACCCTTGAACCCGGCACTGCTATAGGCACTACATCAATAGCTGTTGCCGAGGTAAAAGGAGCCGGCAACAAATACTTCATCAAGATTAACGGCGCTGTACCCCGTAAGGGCACACTCCTTGAAGATGGGGTGGACGGCTGGCGCGAATACACTGAAGGCGCAGACATTATAGTCAGCGTAGGTGAAACAATTGCCCTTGTCGAGGCATCTGCAACAGGCGCCGTCCTGAAGGGCGCAAAGACCGCCGCAATCGCCGCAGAGGACATAGCGTCCGAATAATCAGTACTGCACACTGGCTTCGGCTGGTGTGCAGGTTATTTGTAAGGAGGCACTATGATTAAAGGCACAACCGCTTCGGGCTTCGCTTATGAAGTTTCCGAAGATGCTTTAAACGATTATGAAATTCTTGAATCACTCGCAGAACTTGAAGAAAACCCGCTTGTCTTTACTACCGTTGCAAAAAGGCTTTTGGGCGCAGAGCAGCTCAAAAGGCTCAAAGACCATACACGCAACGAAAAAGGCATAGCGCCTATCGATACGATGGCCGCAGAAGTTACTGAAATCCTTACAAAAAGCGGGGAAAGCCTAAAAAACTCCTAACACTCGCTCAGATGTTAAGGGCAGATAAAAATGCGCTTATTTGCGACTTGGCGGAGACATACCACATATTTGACTATAAACAATTGCCACCGTCACAGGTGGCTATTTTTGCAATAGGGCTTCGGGACAACTCCCGAATCAAGATGAAGTTAAGCGGCTCAAAAGTGCCGCCTGACATCTGCCTACTCGCTGGTATATTCGACCGCTTAAATGTTCTGCTTTGGTCTAAAACAAAAGACGCAGAAAAGGGACGCAACAGACCGAAACCGTTATTAAGCGTCCTTTATGAGGAGCAGAAAGACACAGATATAAGTGCGTATTCATCTGGCGAGGACTTCTTGAAAGAAAGAGAAAAACTGCTTGAAAAAGCGGGAAGGAGGTAATTATGGCAACTGAATTAGCAAAAGCGTATGTGCAAATTGTTCCTTCTGCCAAAGGTATCGGCAAAAACATCTCAGACGCAATTAACGGTGAGAGCAGCGATGCTGGAGAAAAGGCTGGCAAAAGAATAGGCGGCGGGCTTCTTTCGTCGCTTGGCAAAATAGTCACAGTCGCCGCAGTAGGTAAGATTATTACCAACGCCCTTAAAGTAGGCGGCGAACTTGAACAGAATCTCGGCGGCACTGAGGCGGTATTCGGAAACTTTGCAAAAAACATACAAAACGCAGCTTCAGATGCTTATAAAAATATGGGCCTGTCTGCCTCTGATTATATGGCAACAGCTAATAAAATGGGCTCACTATTTCAGGGTTCAGGATTAAAACAGGAAAGAGCCTTAGAGCTTACAACATCGGCAATGCAGAGAGCTGCCGATGTTGCTTCTGTTATGGGCTTAGATACTACTATGGCTATGGACTCAATAGCTGGTGCGGCAAAGGGCAACTTCACAATGATGGACAACTTAGGCGTTGCCATGAACGCAACAACGCTTCAAGCCTACGCCCTTGAAAAAGGTCTAAACTTTGACTGGAAAACCGCAAGCAACGCTGAAAAGGCAGAACTGGCTATGAAGATGTTTATGGACAGAACGAGCCAGTATGCGGGAAACTTTGCAAGGGAATCAGAGGAAACATTTAGCGGCTCTTTGGGAGCTATGAAAGCTTCTTTTTCTGATTTATTAGGCGCAATCTCAACGGGCGAAGGAGTGGGCTCTGCTCTAAGCAATTTAGGTGGCACGATAGTAACCTTTGCTAAAAACCTCCTCCCAATGGTAGGCAACATAATCAGGGAAGCACCAGCCGCAATTATAACTATACTCGCTACTTCGGGTCCTCAACTCATAGAGGCTGGTATGCAGGCAATCAACAATATTATCATTGGTTTAGCCCAGTCCCTGCCGTCGCTAATTCCGACGGCGGTCGCCGCAGTTTTCAACATTACTGATACTTTACTAAAAAGCCTTCCTCAGCTCATAGAGAGCGGTATGGGGCTGCTCAAAGGTCTTGTAACGGGCATTATAAACGCTTTACCGCTTCTCATAGATGCGGTTCCGCATATTATCGACACCCTGCTCGGCGTGTTGGTTGATGGGATTCCGATGATTGTCGAAACAGGTATAACGCTTATCTCTTCATTAGTTGAGGCGCTGCCGACAATCATAGACCGCATTGTAGCGGCTTTACCGCCTATTATAAACGCCATCATTGCAACACTGGTGAATCTTACTCCTAAGATTATAGATGCAGGAATCCGGCTTATTGTAGCTCTCGTCGAAAATTTGCCGGCAATCATCACGGGAATTGTTAATGCAATCCCGCTTATCATAAACAGCCTGCTTGACTTTTTTGTAAGATATCATCTTGTAATTGCTAACGCTGGCGTACAGCTCTTTAAGGCTCTGATTCAGAATCTCCCGACGATAATCGCAACCCTGCTAAGGGCTATACCTGAAATCATTAATAGCTTAATCAACGCCCTGAAAGATACAATCCCCTCATT